TGTCTGAAGCCGTGATACAGTGCCATTCTGCATCAAACCCGATCTCGGCCAGGTCATAGAGAAACTTTGCAAACCATCTCCCGGAGTCTCCAGTAAGCAACCCTGTGACGTTCTCAAAAATTGCAAATTGTGGTCTACACTCGCTAATAATTCTAAGCATCTCAATGTATAGACTGGAGCGTTCTCCACTAAAGCCTGCTTTCTCCCCTGCTGTTGATAAGTCTTGACAGGGGAATCCACCGGTAACAACGTCAACTGTTCCTCTGTAATCGTGTCCATTTAAACTCCTTACATCACTGTGTATTGGCACATCAGGCCAGTGTTTGCGTAATACTTTTTGTGCATGTTCATCGAACTCACAAAAGGCCACTGTCTTCATACCAGCCCTTTCAAGACCTAAACTAAAGCCACCAATGCCTGAGAATAGGTCTAAGACTTTCATGCAGCAGCCCACACCATTGATTTTCTACCCGTCACCTTGCATGAGCGCGTGTGAGGATTGTTCACATACCCTTTTGATCGTAGTTCTGGCAAACGCTTCCAAGGGGCCGGTATGCCGTTGCTTAACAACTCAATCTCACGCGCTGTTGATTCTGGGTTTTCTTTGACTATTTTTAAGATTTCAAATTGATGTGATTCAGCGTTCTTTTTACGATCTTTGTCGTTATAAGCTGCAATACTAGTTGGTTGAATCATGCGACTTTCCTTTGCCTGTTATATTTATTTCGTGCTGATGGGTTTAACTGCGATTTAATAATGTGAGTTAAGCCTCCGCTTTCGCCCCACTTCGCTAAGTGAACTGGGCCTTTGTAATCAGGTAATAATTCTTTGTAATCGCTTTTTAGTTTTGGCTTTGCTAAATAATTCTTCATGCAAACAATCCTTTTAAAGCTGCTGATTGTTGTTTTCCAAATTCAATATCTTCATCGGTTAACTGCTTGGTAATCAGTAAAGTCCCACCCTCTGCTTGCCTTGCTTGTTGTGCTGCAATCATGTTTTGCTCTGCACCACCTCTAGCCCTGCCTAAACACATGTTTCTAAAGTCTGTTGCTGTTGGAGGCCATGATTCTGTCCAATCCTTTAGCGCATCAATACCAGCTTTAAATTGCTTGCCGTTCAAGTCCTCAAGAAAAGAAGTCCAACTGCCGTTATCAGAAAAGTCGTGGCTTGAAGTCCACTTGTGGCCGAAAAGGTCAGTCATAACTTCCCATAAGCGATCAATTAATCGCTCGTTCAGTTCTGTCGCGCTGTGCCTGTCGTTCTGCGTTTGCTGCCCTGACCCTTGAAGGGGCTGAGTTATTAGCTGGCTGATTGTTTTGGCCTGCATATTGACCTCCATTTAATTTACTGTTTTGGTTTCTAACCCACGTTCTAGCTGTTGCTTGCCAATCCTTAATTTTATTGTTGCCGCGCTTCCAGCCATTGCTTTCGTAGTAATCAAAAAAGTTATCAGGTAAAAAATCATCAAACGTTATATTCTTGCTTTTGCTGTAATCAGCCATGTATTGGGAAATATCGCCAAGTGATGGTTTTTTAAATCGTGTATTTTCTTTTATAGGTTCATTGATAGGTTCAGAAGAGTGATAGGTTATGGGTGCAACCATTTCACTACCCCCTAGTGCAACTGTTTCACTACCTAGTGCAACCATTTCACTACCTAGTGCAGAATTTTCACTACCCGTTTCATCAGGCTTTGAGGCTTGTTCTAAGGTTAAATGGTATATATTTGAACTGTTAATCAACTCGCCTTTTAACTTTCTGTGAGTGATTTTTAGTAAGCCTTTTTCTTGAAGGTTTAAGATGTGGGTTATTACTGATCTACGCGACATTTCACAAACGTCAGCTAAATGTTGGTAGCTAGGGAAGCACCTACCAGAGTCGTCAGATATGTCAGCCAGCATCATTAGCACTAGCTTTCTACCTGAGTTGCCGACCTTAATGGGCTTGGCTTTAGCCATAAGCGTAAAGCTCAACCTAAACCCCTCTCGCGTATTCTCTCAGCATCTATAGAGAAGTTTGGAAAAGCGTCCGATAATTCTCTACACAGTTTTTCGTGTATTTCGAGGTCTTGTGAAATGAGAAAATTAATTCGTTCGGTTTTAGAAACACCTAATGCAGCACACATTTTGCCAAAAACAATATCTCGACCTAAGTCGATGTTAACTGTCATTTTGTATTTTTCTGACATTAAGCCACCTCTGACTGAGCAGTTTGATTTGTTTGATTTAAAAGCTCTTGAATCTGATAACCCCTTAGTGGTGGAACATACTCACCCCACTGCGAAACGGCTGGGTGTCGAATCCCCAAGGCTTCCGCTAATTTAACAACACCACCAAATGAGGCTATTGCTTCTGATTTAAGTATTTTCATGTAAGGTATATTACCACAATTGTTTGCTTATGCCACAATTAATATATCTTTAACAAACATTGTTTGTATGTAGCACAATCAAGGTCTAACTATCACGCATTTTTAAGATGTAAGATGGCTAACATCTTTAACAACGTAGGAATTAATGAATATGGACTTAGGTAAACGAATAAAAAACTTGCGAAAAGACCAGGGCTGGACGCAACATGAACTTGCCAAACGTACATCATTAAGTAGGGGGCGATTAGCCCAGATAGAAACTGACCCTTTAGCGGAAGTTAGAGGTGATTCCTTGGTTTCACTAGCAAAAGCGTTTGGGTACTCAACAGAGCAATTACTGTCTGCTGACGAGCTTGGATTGCTTGCTGGCTTGAAACTTCAACCAGTGACAAAGAAAGCACCCGTAATAAGCTGGGCTTCTTTGGAAAGCATATATAAAGGAACATTTATGCTTGAAAATAATACTAATTGGGTTGGGTGTCCCCACGACATATCCGATAGTGCATTTGCATTAGAAGTTGAAAATGACGTAATGACCAGCAGCATTGGTAGGACGTACCCTAGAGGTACACTTATTTTTGTTGACCCTAACAAAACAGAAAAGACAGGAGATAAAGTAATAGCAATAGACAGATCATCTAATGAGTCTGTATTTAGAGAGTATGTAATAGATGGTGGCGTTAAATATTTAAAGCCATTAAACACTGCTTACCCCATTCAACAATTTAACGATAATACACACGTTATAGGAGTAATAGTTGGCTCATATATAGCCGAATAAATATTATGAATGATTTTAACTTTTCAAAAATGCGATGCAAAAAACTTGCGTATATGCTTGAAGATGGTATCTGGAATTGGTTTATAACCTTTACAGATCACATGGGCCAGCTATTACCTAAACATGCAGTCGCCCTTGGTCGTCCTTTAACAATGAAAACACAAATGAATTACGGAGCAGCTAGCCAGAGCCAGATACCTAATGGCCCAAATAAATAACAATTAACTCGTTTTTATTCGCATTATCCCCTCCCAGTAATACCCAATAAATCCAATATTTTGCAATTAAATTAGCTTTTATCATACATTTTCGACATTTTGCTTGCTTTACTTTGTTTGTTCGCATACATTGTAACTATACAAATAAACATTTGGAGCAGCAAAATGAACTCATTAACTAATTACTGCCACGTTAGCAACCAGGTAAACGCTTATACAGATGAACCTAACGATGCACCTGCTGATGGTGTGTTTGATGAGTGTTCACCACTTGCTGAAATTTATAAAAAACTAATGCTTGATCGTGAAGTAATCTTTCAAGCTGGCTGGAACTATGAGCCAACCACTTATACCGCTTTCGATATTTTACTAGACCGCATCAACGAGAACGCAAGCACAAGCGATTTAGCCGCCAGCATATTTGCCGCAGCCTTGTTTAATGAGAAAAAAGGCGTTGCAGCCACAGACCTAGCCCAAGCAAGTGACTTTGAGGCATGGGTTTATGACTTCTTCAAATACCTACAAAACTCAAAGCCAGCACCCTTTACTAAACCCAATTTAGAATTCTTAAACTTGCGAGGTGCGTAATGAATATTTCAAGATATACGCTGTTGATTAATGGGTTAGGAATATTGATCTGGGCAACTGTAACAGTCTGGTGGACGTTGGGAATGACCGCATGAACGCATCAACTCAAGTGTGGTTGTTTGTCGCTATCTTAATAATAAGTGGAGTACAGATATGAACGATATTTACTTGGAGGCTTTGAGCGATTTTCACAAATTGTTTGAATACAACAACCCGTATTGTAAAAACCTAAACGCTGAAAAGCACTTGGCTTACAAAGAAGCAGCATTAAAAATTGTTGATGAAATAAAAAGAGGTGACGCATGAAACAAAGTGAATCAATTAAAGAACTGGCTACGGCATTATGCCTAGCCCAAGCCGCAATGGGTGGTGCTGTTAAAGAAAGCAAAAACTCATTTTTTAAATCTAACTATGCTGATCTGACTAGCATTATAAAAGTAGTTAAAGAACCATTTGCTGATAACGGGTTGTCATTTGTACAACTACCTGTATCGGGTGAAACATATGTTGGCGTAACGACCATGTTGATGCACACATCGGGCGAATGGTTGCAGAGCGAGTATATGTTGCCCATGACTAAACGCGACCCACAAGCGGCTGGTAGTGCGATTACATACGCTAGACGATACGCATTGCAATCATTGGCTGGTATTCCAAGCGTTGATGATGATGGTGAGTTGGGTATGTTTAGAAGTGCAGTACCAGCTAACACAGAACCAAATATGTCTTTAGAAGGTATGGCAAGCCAGCCAGCAGAAGGGCCAAAGAAGCGTGTAGATAAAGCCTTGGTTCAACGCTCAATGGTGGCTTTAGTCGAAGCATACGAAAGAGATTGTGAGCCTGACATTGAGGCTGTATGGAGTGAATTAGAACGCCATGAGCAAGAAGCTTTATGGAATATGTTAAACGGCAAGCAACAAGC